CTTCGAGGATGACGAGGACTATGACTTCGAGAAAGAGTTCGAGACCGACGCCGACCGCCCCTATGGGGATTTCTTCGAGGACGATGACGATGACGATGACGATGACTTCGAGGATGACTTCGAGGATGACTTCGAGGATGACTTCGAGGATTCCTCCGGGGATGACTGTGAGTTTTTCGACGAGATTCGCAGGTGCTTTCCCGATTGTCGGGACGATGATGATGAAGATGACTTCGAGCATGAATCCGATCGCCCCAACGGGGAGGGCATTCACCGATGAAACCCCGTCCCCCTATATCCCCCGGACACGCCGTCCGCGTTGCCGTCCGCGTTGCCCGGCTTTGCAAACTGCTCAAGATGCACGACGGCCTGGTCTCACTCAGCCCCCCCAACCCCAGCGTTGTGAACGTGATGATCCCGCTGTTCGTGCAGATTCACGGAAGCGAAGTCGATGAGCACGACACGTCCGGGAAGTTGAGGGAGTTCCTGAGACTCCGGGCACTCGCCCGCTTAGAGGATTTCTTCACGACATGCCGTACGAGTATGCCGTACGAGGATGATGACTGCGGGAATGCTGCCGACTGATCTTCACACTTGACTACAAGGAGACCCCCAATGGGGACGATATCAAAATTGGGCGCCGGTGACAAACGCGGGACGATCAAGTACAGGGGAAGCGGATTCTATGATGCCGTGGACGTACTCGACACCCCCCAAGACGGGTGGACCCGGCACGAACGGCGGGCCGCACGAAGCCGCGTTCGTCGGGGCATCAAGTTCCTGCTGCGGCACTGTCACCCCACGGCCATGAGCGTCGTGCAGACTGCCCTGGTGGGGAGGTTCAGGCACCTGTTGAAGTGACGGATTGAAGCAACCAACTACTCTAACTTTGGAGACCTACTGATGAATCACGATCAACCCAACCCCGACCCCACACACACGGATACGAATATCCCCGGCACGTTTTCCCTGAACGGGCACGGTAACGCTCAGTTCGCCGTGGATTACCGCGAGTTCGTGTGGACCGGCAGGCACGGTCAGGCCACGTCGCCGAAGAGTATTCTGATCGACGGCCAAGTCTACCTGCGGGGGGAGCACGACTACCAACGCCGGAGTCTGATGTTTATACGTGTTCCCCACCTTGGCGACAAAGTGACCAGCCTGGACGGGGAGTGCTTTGTCGTTGATGTGCTGAACGCAACCCGAGTCGGGGGTCTCAGTTTCCTGGACGGACATCCAACGGGGTGCGACCCGAACCGTGTGGACACCATCAGGGCACCGCTTGTCACGCGGAACCCCCAGCACCCGTCCCGCTTCAACCTGGAGTGGGTGCCCCATTCACAGCCTCTGCCCCCGTCCCTGGTTGCCGTCAGTCCGGTTACTGAGGGTGGCCAGGGGGGAAACCGATCTGTCGTAATTTGACTTTTCCGAAATCGGTGGTATACTAGAAGTCTGGGACACCTCACCTTTTTACAGGAGCCGAGACATGCCCGACCGTTGAACTGCCCCGCCGTATCAATCCTAAGATTGCGTGGAACACCCCAGGGCCGGGGAGCGAACCCCGGCCCGGGTCTCCCACACACTGTCCAGGGTGACGTATCAGGCTAGAGCCACAATAACGCATTCCCCCTTTGGGGGAGGAACCGTGAGGCTCGCGGCGGAGGACTGCAAAGTCCCGTGGTGTAGAGCCTGGTCCGTCCCCGTGGACATTGACCCCAACAGGAGAGACTCAAATGGCTTACAACGTACGAGTGTCGAAGTCGAAGGCTGGCCCCAGCCAGTACATCCTCTGCTATGGCCGAGGACGCAAGAAGGTGTCCGCCACTATCTTCTACAACGACCTGGCCCGGAAATGGCAGTTCTCGGAGGGCGGATGTGGCCCCGGTTACGCCACGAAGCGAGAACTAGTGGCGGCCTGGCAGGTGCAGGTCGAGACCAGCCTACGACGGGCGGGTACTTATCGGGCCAGAATGAATCCGTCCGCTCCCCCCGTAGTCGGCGGTCCCCCGGTGTACACGCCGAAGGCTCCCCCCGTTCATCGGCCCGTCTCAATTCCCCCGCCCCCGACATCCCGCCTGGAAAAGCAACACGCCAGTGATCCGTTCGACCCCCGCTTCCGTGATCCGGGTGGGCTGCCCACCCCCCTAGGTTTAATTGTGGAGATCAAGCAGTGGGTTGACCGCTACGCGAAACGCATCAGGGAAATCAGCACCAACCTGGGGGCTAAAAGTTCCCCGGGGTTCAACCCGTTCAGTGCTATCATCGACGCCGTTGATGATTGTGTCGCCCGGTATCTGCCCGAAGGAGTTCCCAATGTCCCGGAAGTGCCCCCCTGTGCCGACGCCCCCGACCCCGACCCCGACGCCGACGCCGACGCCGGTGACGAGCACCCCACATTCTCCGAAGGAGACGAAGGTGAGGGCGGCGAAGCTGGCGACTCAGATCAAGAATGACATAAACCTGCTGGCGTCGATGTGCAAGTCGGACTTGCATCACATCGTGGTGAAGTACCACGCGGCCACTGCCCCGGGTCTGGAAGAGGTGGACTTGCCCGTTAGCCTACACCGGCACGTCCTTGACCCCCACCGCACGGTGAAGCACCGGCACAACGACGTGCTCTTGTTCCACCTGGGGGACGCCGTGGTGGCATACCAGTTCCTTGCCCGGGGGCAGACCACGGACTTGGCTTACGCCACGATAGTGTATTTCCATGAGTTAGTGACCCTGCTGGCCGACGGCCAAAGCCTGGTGGTGGACGGCGACGACCGGACGGGCCATGCTTTGATGACCCCCGCCCTGATAGGGGCACGAGACAAGGCGAAACAACATGTATCAACCATACGGGCGACGGAAGTGGGCGGACTGGAAACCAACGATGCTGGCGGAGGAACTGGAAGTGAGTCAGTGGTTGAGGGGGACGGAGTTTAGGTTTGCGGACGACGACATCGACGACGCAGATGGTGAGTGGTCTCACCCGTCCTGGGTATGCTGGGCCGTGCCCTTTTCCCTGATTTTTTCGGAGTACACCCGGTGGAAGCGGGGGCACATATACCGTAACTCCTACGACGACGACGTTCCACAGCTTATCACGAGTCCCCGGGCGTTCGGCGTATGCCTCCGCACTTTATACCCGGACCTGGATGACGAGGGGCAGGAGTGGTCCCGACGTGTGGCCCACAAGTACAAGCGGCTGAATGGAAAGCGGTCCAGTCGGTTAGTCTACCGGGGGATCAAGCACCCCGATGCTATTTACATCGGGGCGTACCCGGGTCGGCGACCCCACGATTACATCGTCCCCATCATTGAAGAAGGATGAGCACATGGAACGCCCAGCACAATCCATTCCTAAACTGCCGCCCCCGCCTCCCAAGCACCCGGGGGTGATTGCGGGCACCGCCTATCCCCGGCGCCTGGGGGACTGGCAAGCGGTACTCCGGGCGGCGGGCTACCCTGATCGCCTCCTGGTGTGGGACTTTGAGACCTACTTCGACGACCACTACACCCTGCGGAAGATGTCTACCGTAGAGTATATCATGGACGCCCGGTTCGAGGTGCTGGCCCTGGGGGTGACGGACTCGGAAACTCAGGCACGGGTGGTGTACCGTGGAGAGGAAATGGTGAGCACCTATCTCGGGTGTGTTCAGAGGAAGTACGGGGCTGACTTGCCCTCGTGGACGGTTGCGGCTCAGAATGCCAAGTTCGACATGGGCATACTCGCCTTTCGCTACAACCTCTGGCCGAAGTTCCTGACAGACTTACTCGGATTGGCCCGCCATTGGAACACCCGAATCCAGAATCACCTCAGCGACCTCGGGGAACGGTACGAGTTGTCCACGAAGAAGGGGGATACCTTACAGTTTAAACACTGGACGAACCGGGTGCGGTTCGAGACCCCCAAGGGGCGGAAGAAGAATCACACGCCCTTTCCCTTTCCGTTGCCCGTGATGCGGGATGCCCAGTGGAAGGTGATGGAGCAGTACACCCTGAATGACGTTAGCATGGAATTGCAGCTACTCCTGACCATGCTGCCCCGGCTGTCGGCCCCCGGTGTGGAGTTGCCCCTCCTGCAACACACTCTTGAGTTATACACTCGCCCGACGATCCGGGTGGATTCCGACCGGGCGTGCGCCCTCAAGGCAGAAATGGAAGCGAAGATTGACCGCGTGTGCGAAGATGTGGGGCACATTCGTAAATCAATCAGCGGGAATAACTCATTCGAGACTCTGTTGACCGCCGCCATCGTCTCGGCGGGTGACGATCCTATGCTCTACACCAAGAGCATGAAGAGCGGCACCCGACTCGCCATTGCGAAGGCTGATCCACAACGCGAAGTCCTCCTCGCCCACCCCGACTCCCACGTGCGTTCCTTGATGAACGCCCGGATTGCGGTGAAGTCTTGGCCCCTGCACATCTCCCGCATTAGTAACATCTGCTCCCAGGCTAACGCCCAGGGAGGCGTGTTACCCGTTCCCTTGAATTACCACGGTGCCCACACGGGTCGCTGGTCCGGCGGTGAGAAGATCAATCTCCAGAATCTGGGGAGCCGGGGCGACCCCCTGGCGGCCGCCATCAGGGAATTGCTAGTCGCAGAACCGGGGATGGTGTTCGTAATTGCGGACGCCTCCCAGATCGAAGCCCGTGTCCTGGCGTGGATTGCTGGGCAATGGGATGTATGCGGCAAGTTCGCGGCGGGCGTGGAAATCTACGCGGAGTTTGCCAGCAAGGTGCTCGGCTGGCCCGTGCGGAAGCCCCGGAAAGATGACCCCGCCCCGGTGTTCGGCCGCTACACGTGGGCACGAAACTCCGTGGGGAAAGTAGGGATTCTTGGCTGCGGATACGGGATGGGGCCGAATAAAGTGGTCAGCTACTCCAACGACACAGTTGATTTTGAGACGGCGAAGGGTATCGTGAGCACTTACCGCCGTGAGAATGCCAAGATCGTGGACTTCTGGCGCGACATCGAACGGGCATTCTTGTACACGGCGGAGTACGGGGAACCCTGTGCCCTGCCCCGGGGGTTGTATTTCCACCACGAAGATGACTGCGATGTCGTGATTACGTTGCCGAATGGCCGCGAGTTGAAGTATCACAACGTCCTCGTGGAACGGGATTCCCGGGGAGGGAAACAGATCGAAGTCCACAACGGCATGGAGCACACGTGGGTGCGGACGTGGGGTGGTTCCCTTACGGAGAACGTAGTTCAAGCGATGAGCAGGGACATCCTAGCTGAGGCATTGTTGCGGACGGAGCGGATGGGATACCGGGTGGTGCATCACGTTCACGACGAGTTGATTGTGCGAGTACCCGAGGCCCAAGGCGGGGACGTGCTCCCCCAGGTACTCAATCAGCTATCCGTCCCCCCGGTCTGGGCGCCGGATTGCCCGCTCGCTGCGGAAGGGCTGGTCACAAACCGATACGGAGGACACTGATATGACGGATTTTCAGACCCGGAATGTCCGCGACCTGGTGCACATGACCCTGGCCGCGTTAGGCATCTGCGGCCACGCGGCAGAAGTGGTATCGTCAGGGGTGCGGGTCACGACTGCCACCTGGCGTACCACGTACTCGTTTGCTTCCCTACACGGGGTGCGTGGGTCCGTCTCGGCCCACCTCTTGCTGCTGTCCGGGCGTATCCCGAGGCAGTACCGCCCGCTTCCCTATCACCGGCAACTCACCGGAGGACACTGATGATTTATCTCTTTCAACGTCGGATTCACGGATTGGATGCTCGCGAAGCCTGGGAGGACTTGGCAGTGCCAGAGGGGGACGCACACCCGACAGCAGATCACCTCCTGGCAGAACTTGTCCGCCTGGAAGCGGTTGGGCAGTACCGGGTGCTACATTGGGATGAGGTGTCCACGACCATCCGTGATACTCAGTTCACCGTGGCCAGCAAGATCGTGTTCGAGGGCGTGATCGAGGAGCGACCATGATTGTCCTCACTGGACAAGCCGAAGCCCAGGTACGAGCCGCCCTGATTTTCTGGCAGAACATGGCCGCGATAAGCCGAGTGCATCCGTCCCGGCATCCAGCGGTGCGGGCCTGCTTCAACGGCCACAGTCCGCTGACGATCCGGGAGATCGAGGAACTGTTCGCCACGTGGGACACCCAGCGTTACACCGTGCCTCAGATGGCGCGCTACCTGGGTGTCAGCAAGGTCGCGGTACAGAAGGTGATCGACCGGCTCGGTGTCACCGCTGCGGTGCATCGGCCCAAGTGGTTGTACGAGGGCCGGGACATGGCCCGGGTAGCCCAGGTTATTTTTAAGGATCAACAGGCATGACTGAGAACATCCTCGGAATAGACCCCGGATTCACGGGTGCCCTTGGCCTGGTCACTTCCACGGGGCGGTGCGTGGTGTGGGACATGCCAGTCCTCGAAGGGCGAGACGCCCTGGACCGGCAGAGGGAGATAAACCTCCCACGTCTACACGACCTGTTCGTTCAGCTTCGGACCACGACCCTGAATCTGCGGGTCGGCGTCGAATGGCCCACTACCAGGCCGGGTGAGGGGGCGGAACGGAGCGAGCGGTTTGGGAGGCAGAAGGGGTTACTAGAGGGGCTGCTGTACGCCCTCAGGATTAAGTATGAGAAATTGTCCCCCCAACTTTGGAAGGGGCGGCTGGGGTTGCCCGGCAAGACCGATGCCCAGGCCCTGCCCCTGGCCGCTAAGCTGTTCGACACCTACTACCCCGGTTACACGGCCCTGATCCGGGGGCCGCGAGGGGGCATTCTAGGGGGCCGGGTGGAAGCCCTGCTCATAGCCCACTACCTGCGGGTGCAGACGCTGGGGGGCATCGAGGCGTTGAAGCAGGAGTTTGGCACTGGTTCCGTTCAGATGCAGGCCCTCATGCTAGGGGGCGGACGCCAACGCCGGGGGAGAATGCGAATAAAACACATCAAGTAACTTGACTTTCCTCGAATGCGTGGTATTCTTAACAGACCTTACGGAGAGACCCAGATGGCAACTGTGAATCCTGCTTGCATCCACCTATCAGCTTCATCCCTTGGTTCCTTTAAGGCGTGTCCCCAACGGTTCCGTCTTGCGTACCGTGAGGGTCTGCGGATTGCCGAGGATACCGAGGCCCTTCGCATCGGCACCAATTGGCACGCGATCCATGAGGTGTACCGCAATGTCGTCCGGGATTGGGCCGCTGGGCCGCAGCCCCCCGAGTTTCCCGATTCCAATGTCGCAGGGACACAGGCGGTTATCGAGCACCTCAACGCCCGGTACGCCCAGGCCCCCATGAGCCGCACGCCCGAAGAATGGGACTTGGAGCGGCAGACTCTGCTCACCTGTTTCATTGGCTACTTGTGGCACTATCAGGATGACACGATCGAGTACCTCAGCCAAGAAATCGGGTTCGAGTTGCCCCTAATCAGCCCTCTCACCGGGATGCCCCTGCCCACCACGGACGTGCTGCGGGTCGGCCGGATAGACCACTTGGTGCGGTGGCATGGGATGCTGGGGCCAGTCGAGCGGAAGTCCACGACCCGGAACATTGACTTGAGCGGGGACTACTGGGAACGGAGTCAGAAGGATACCCAGGTCAGCATGTACGCGTTGGCGATTGCGGACCTGTTCGC